GGTGGAATTGTCGCCGGCCTATTGTGCAGTTGCCATACAGCGATGGGCTGATGCGACCGGCGGAATACCTGAATTAACTAGTTAAAATTGATTATTGGTATATGGTATGGGTAGAAAGCCGTTTTATACAGCAGAACAATTTATAAATGCCATTCCCAGAAGCGGCGGGATTATTTCTACAATTGCCAAAAGGGTTGGATGCAGATGGAGTACAGCTAAAAAATACATTGAGCAGCATCCCTCTGTTAAACAAGCTTATGAGGATGAGAAATCGGTTATTGACGATGTGGCTGAATCGGTGGTGATTACTGCTATTAAAAATGGTGATGTCTCCACGGCTAAATGGTGGCTGGCGAAGAAGCGGGCAGGTGAATTTGGTGACAATTTTGGAAAGGGCGGCGTGGATGGAATTTATGCTGAGGGCGATGAGGATGCCAAGATTGTTATTTTCATCCCGGATAATCAACGCGGCGGGGGCAAGAGTTGAGAGTAATAAAACTTCAGCCAAAACAGATTGAATGGCTTTCATCGCCGGCAGACATTGCTATAGGTGGAGGATCCGCCGGCGGGGGGAAATCTTATGGGCTGACCGTAGAGCCTGCGCGTTATTGGGGTATGGATGGATTTCACGCATTGATGCTCAGGCGCACATACCCGGAGATTACCAAGCCGGGCGGATTATGGGATGAGGGATTGGGTATTTATCCCGCAATGGGGGCGAAGGCGAATAAGAGCGACCACTCGTTCTCATACAAAAGGAAAAATCAGATATGGGGATGGCATCTGGATTATGGACATCTCACCAACGAAGCCACGCTTGAGAACTGGAAATCTGCTCAGATATCGCTGCTTATGTTTGATCAGCTGGAAACTTTCACCGAGCGGATGTTTTTTTATATGATGTCGAGAAATCGCTCGCCGAAGGTGAAGATTGCCGTGTATTGCCGCGCATCCGCTAATCCGCTGCCAAATTGGCTGGCTGAATTTTTGGATTGGTGGATTGCTGATGACGGCTATGCTAATCTGGACCGGGCGGGAAAATTGAGATACTTCTTCCGCCTTGGGGATGAGATTGTATGGGGTAATTCTGATGATGAATTAATGAATAAATATCCCAACGATGTAGAAAATAAAACGGATATCAAATCGGTTACTTTTGTGCCATTCACGATTTATGATAATAAGATTTTAATGGAGCAGGATCCCTCGTATCTTTCGAACCTGAAAGCGCTGAGTTATATTGATAGACAGCGGCTGCTCGGAGATCCTGAGCGAGGCGGGAATTGGAAAATTCGCCCCACCGCCGGCGGTTTCTTTCGGAGAGAATGGTTTGAAATTATACGCGGAATATGGAATGGTCCGGGTGTAAAAAAGGTGCGCTATTGGGATTTAGCGGGCACACAGATAAGCGATAAAAATAAGGATCCTGATAAGACAGCCGGGATTAGAATGGCTGAGCGAAACGGAGAATTTTTGATTGAGGATGCGCGCAGCATTCGCGGCAGGGAAAAAGAGGTTCAGGATCTTATTTATAATACAGCCGTGGCTGATGGGCATGAGGTTGAAATCTGCATTGAGCAGGAGGGCGGCGCGGGAAGCAAAAATTATATCGCAAATTTAGCGCGCACCAGGCTCATGGGTTATACTGTGTATGGACAATCAGTGCGTCATGATAAGCAAATCAGAGCAAAGCCTTTATCGGCAGCAGCTGAGAATGGGCTGGTCAAGATGACCGGCGCGGATTGGAATTTTGAAGTGTTGGAGGAGTTATATAACTTCCCCGATGGTGCACATGATGATTTTGTAGATGCCTGCAGTGGCGCTTATATGCGCCTGAGCAGAAAACCTGTTCAGGAGGTTACACAGCATAGGTGGTAAATATGAGTGATTTAAAATTAGCTTTTCAAAATTTGACCTTCAAAAAGCCAACGATGACAATGTATCAAAATTATTATTTTGGCGAGCATCCTCTGCGCTATTCTGCCGAGAGATTGAGAGAGGTATTCGAACAATCAACCAAATTCATTCAGAATTGGTGCGCAATTGTTATCGATGCATCATTGGATAGGCTGATATTTAAGGGGTGGGATCCTGCCGATAAAGAAAGCAACGAAATCATTGACAGATTTTACCGGCGCAATGAATTGGCTGTTGCCTCAACGCGTGTGCATCGAGACGCGCTAATCACCGGAAAATCTTATATGCTATTAGATGTTATTGGCGATGAGGTGGTCGCATTTCACAATGACAGCCGCCTGGTGGATGTTGTGCGCAGCGCGGATGACCCGCGAGAGAAGCTATTCGGCGCAAAATGGTGGGAGGACAACCGCACTGAGGACGGCAGGAAACGAAGCCGATTAAATTTGTATTATCCTGATAGAATCGAAAAATATGAGGCGAACGGGGCGGTATCAAGCGAGAAATCATTCCACTTGACGGATGAGGTCGAGAACCCCTTCAGTGTTGTGCCGATTGTGGAATTTGATATTGGGCAGAGCGAGCTCGCAAATATTATCACCGTTCAAGATGCATTGAACAAATTATTTTCGGATATGATGGTGGTTGGTGAATTCAACGCCTTTGCTCAAAGATATGCGGTTACAAATGCGGATATGGGCAAGCTGAAATCGAGTCCGATGTCGTTCTTCAGATTCCCGAAGGGTGGCAGCGATGAGGAACCAACCAAGGTAGGCGAATTTTCAGCCTCAGATTTAACTATGTTTTTAAATGCTATGGACAAGCTGGCGAACTTCATCGCCGTAGTCAGCCGCACGCCGAAACATTATTTTATGCCTACGGGTGCGAATATCAGCGGTGAAGCATTGATCACTATGGAATCGCCATTGGTCAAGAAAGTAAAAAGTTTTATGGATATATTTTCTATGGGCTGGCGCGAATTAGCTGAAATTGTGCTTACTTATTTAGGTAAAAATGCCGATAATATCGCCTTAGTATGGGATAATAATGTTGAAACCTCTCAGCCGCTCACCAAAGCGCAGGAAATGCAGATATATTTGCAGATGGGTATCCCGCTGGAAACAATTTTGAAGCGCGCTGGATGGACAGCAAACGAAATTGAGCAAATGCGCAGCGATATGGTGGAGAGTAAAAAGGCTACTTCTTCACTTGGGCAGGAAGTCATCGAATATTTAAAAGCGAGGCCGCCGCTTGAGTAAATCAGCCGTAGTTGAAATCGCTGAGCTATTCCGAAAAGCGCTGGATGCGCGGATGTGGCGTCAGATGGAAGAAATGGGGCAGCGATGGATAGAGATACAAGATAAAATCGATGCTAATGTAATTGCATTATTAGCCGAGATTGGGGACAGTAAACCTAACCCGGCGCAGATACGAGAAATGCAACGGTGGGCGGAGATGAGAGAACAGGTTCATGCTGAGCTTTCGAAATATCAGGATTATGTCGGCAGTGTAATTGATAGCGGGAAAGGAGATAGCGCAAAATTAGGAATACAAAGCGCGAGAGAAACATTATCAGCCGCCTTTTCAAGCGCAGGGATTATGGGCAGCTTTAATATTGTCCCTATTGATTCGGTGGAAGCATTGAGCGCGATTTTAGCCAAGGGCGCACCGCTTCAAAACCTACTGGCGGCTGCATTCCCGGAATCGTGGGTGCACATGTCCTCCGCGCTGATTGAGGGCATCGGGCTTGGGCTTGGGCCGAGAGAGACCGCAAAACGCGCATTCGAGGGGATGAATTATGGATTTGACCGGATCTTGACCATTACTCGCACAGAACAATTACGCGCTTATAGAAATGGAAGCATATTACAATATAGAGAAAGCGGGGTGGTAACTGGATTTAAAAGATTATCGGCGCGGGATGATAGAACCTGCATGGCTTGCCTGATAAGCGATGGCGAACGCTATGAGGTAGCTGATGAATTTGCTGACCATCCGAACGGCAGATGTGCGATAGTGCCGATTGTGGCTGGTGTAGATGAGCCTGAATGGGAAAATGGGGCTGATTGGTTTTTGAGCCAGGATCCCGATAAGCAGAGAGCAATGATGGGAAAAAATTATTATGAGGCTTGGAAGGATGGCGCGTTTGAATTGAGCGATTTGCGCAGAACCGCGCATAGCGATATATGGGGCGATAGTCCGCAGATAGCGGCATTGAAGGAATTTGTATAATTGGTATTGTATAATTAGAGAGAGGTAAAATATGATGATATACTACGATAAAGATGATGGTGGAAGCGGGGGCGGGGCTCCTGCTGAGGAACGAGATGTTCAGCCAAAAAGCTTCGAGGAATGGCTTTCGAGCCAGGACGATGAAGTAAGAGAACTTTACGAACAGCATACCAGCGGGTTGAAATCAGCGTTGGAAAAAGAAAAAGAAGCGCGCAAGTCACTGTCTCAGCAGCTCAAAGAGCTGGTGCCGAAGGCGGAAAAGGGCAGCGAACTGGAACAGAAACTCACCGAGACGGTGGGCAGGCTTGAATCGGCAGAACGCAGGGCGTTATTTGCTGAGCAGGCGAATCAGGTTGAGTGCGTCAATCCTAAGGCTGCCTATGCATTGGCGGTTTCGGAGGATCTCTTCGATGAGAATGGGCAACCCGAATGGAAAAAGATAAAAGAAATCGCGCCTGAGCTTTTCAGAAGAACTGCGAAGACGGACGCGGGCGTCAACGAGAGTGCGCCTGTGGATATTAACGCGGCTATAAGAAAAGCTACCGGACGATTTAACAGATAGAAAATAATATAAGATAATATGAGGTAAAAAATGCCATACAATAGCATAATTAAACGAACTGACGCGGAAGCGTTGATTCCTGAGGAAGCGTCAAGAGATATAATTGCGAACATTGCCAACGATTCAGTGGTGATGAGATTGGGCAAGAGATTGCCAAACATGTCGCGCGGACAGCTGAGGCTGCCGGTATTAAGCGCGCTGCCATTAGCTTATTTTGTCAGCGAGGCACCTGCATCTGCCGGTGCGGACTATAAGCAGACCACAAAAGTGGAATGGGAAGACAAATTCATCACTGCTGCAGATATTGCCTGCATCGTTCCTATTCCTGAATCGGTGCTGGATGATGCCGACTATGATATTTGGGGTGAAATCCGACCATACATTACGGAAGCAATCGGGCTGGCGTTTGATGCAGCCGTGCTTTACGGCACAAATGCTCCATCTGAATGGGCAACGATAGATGATATACTCACTGGCGCAACTGCTGCCAGGCATGTAGTTACATTGGAAGCCGGCAGCGGCGATTTATATGATGATATTCTCGGCGAGAGCGGCGTAGTCAGCCTGGTTGAAGAAGACGGCTATTTGGTTACGGGTCATGTTGGCGCGCTTTCTCTGCGCGGTCAATTAAGAGGTTTGAGAAGCTCAGCCACGGATCTGCCTATATTTCTGCGCTCAATGCAGGATAGGGCATCTTATGAGCTGGACGGCGTGATGATTGAATTCCCGCTGAACGGCGCGGTGGATGAAAGTCAATCGCTGCTAATCTCCGGTCAATGGGACAAATTGGTTTACTCAATCCGGCAGGATGTGAGTTACAAAGTCTTAGACCAGGCAGTTATCACCGACCCAACCCATAGCAACGCGATTATTTACAACTTGGCGCAGCAAGATATGGTTGCTCTTAGAGTGACCATGCGCATCGGCTGGCAGCTGCCTAACCCGGTGAACCGCGTTTCTGGCACAGCTGGTTATCCATTTGCTGTGCTCGCTCCGGCAACTTCAGGGTCATAGAAAATAAAGAATAGAGGCGGTTAATTCCGCCTCTTAACTCCTTATGCGCCGCTATTTTTTGATTCAGCACCAAGATAAGCCTGTGCCATATATGAAGGCATTAATGAGGTGTGGATATAGGCGCATACTTTCTCTGAAAGCCGCTGATTTTCTGCTGATTGATTTTACAATTAGCGGGTTGTTCGGCGGCGGTGAGATAAAAATCCGTCCGCCGGTTGAGCAGGCGGTAAATTTAGGCATTCCGATATTTTTATATCCGCATTCCGTCCGACCAAATATACCCTTTGATTTAGGTTATAGGGAGCAGAATATCAACGCGTTATTCACCATTGCTGAGGGGCACAAAGAGGTTCTGAGGAGAATTGGCGTTGATTTTGATGTTGAAGTATGTGGATGGCCATATTCGAAGATAAAACCGTTTATGCCTGCTGAAAGAAAAGGATTAAAAATTCTATTCGCGCCAATTCATCCTGTGGGGAGAAAATGGCTGCCGGATATGGATAAGGAATTGAATAAAAATGCCTATGAGATGTTAGGGCAGCTGAAAGATGTCAGCGTTTCGGTCAGACATATAAGCGATTTAACTTATAACGGTATAGAAAATAAAAATGAAGCTTTCAGGCATTACACGAGCCTGCCGAGATTAGGATCCCATAGGGATATAAGCGAAGCAGATTTGATTATCGGCGGATTTTCGCTTGCCTATTTAGCCATAGCCTTGGGCAAACCTGTTATTATGTTAGGTGAAGGCGTCGTGCCGCATAATACGCCGCGAGGCGAGGGGATGTTGATTTTAGCTGAGCATTGGGATAAATACAAAGATTATATGCATTATCCCTATAACATTGAAGAAATTTCAAGTATAGCTGAATTGGACGATATGATAGAACGAGCCATAAAACCGAGCAGCGATTATGAGGAATGGAGAAAAAGATTTATCGGTGAACCCTTTAATGGTGATTATTTCGTGAAAAAGCTGGAGGGCTACTTATGACAGATAATATGCTACTTGAACTTGATAAGATAAAGAAAATCAAAAAACACAGCATCCGGGACTGGGGCGTCACCACTGAAGAAGGGCGGTATTTGGGCTGGCTGGCATCGCAAGTCCCTAATAACGGACTCATTGTTGAAATTGGAACATTATTTGGGCGCTCAACCTCATTTTTAGCCGTTGGCGCTAAGCGCTCCGTGCGCGTGTATGCAGTTGATTGCTGGGAAGGAACGCATTATCACCGCATGATTCAAGCGGTTGAGTATTTTACAAGGCTCAATCTGATGAAGAAGATAAAAATTATTAAGGGCTATTCTGTTGAGGTGGCAAAATCATTCAAAGGAATAATCAATATGCTATATATCGACGGTGACCATGCCTATGAATCGGTCAAGAGTGATTATAATGCCTGGTATCCGTTTTTGGTCAAGGGCGGCATTATTGCCTTCCACGACCATGAACACCCAAAATATCCTGGTGTGGTAAGGTTCGTGGCGGAGAGGGCGGTAAAAGAGAATGAATTCATCGCGCAGGTTGGCAAGGTATGGAGCGGAAGAAAGAAATGATTAGCGTGATTATTGTTGCCTGCAGCGATTGGGGGGATTATGCTACGCCATACATTGATAGCATCCTGAAATATAAGCCTGATGCCGATATTGTATTGGTGGATAACCGCTCAAAAAATCCTTATCTCTCGAATCCGAAATACAATCTTATTACCACTAATTACAGCGGAGAATATCAATATACAAAGCTATTAAATATGGGAGCTGAATCAGCCAAAGGCGATTGGCTTATATTTTCGAATGATGATGTGTTATGCATCGATGATTTCAGCTTCTTTGAAGATTATGATAAAAATGCCATCTATGGAGCTGAGCTGAGAAGCAAGACAGCGCAGAATTTCGGCGTTGATGTTGATTATCTTTACGGGTGGAATTTGGTCATGCATAGAGATGTGTTTAATGATCTTGGCGGCTTCAATGAGAAATTCACGCACGCTGGTCTGGATGATATCGACATCTGCTACCGGGCAAAAAAGAAAGGCTATGAACTTGTTGAGGTCATCCCATATCCTTTTATTCACTTGGGGGATAAGATGAAAAGGCATCGGCGCGCATTGGTTAAAAATTATGCTAAAATGCAGAGTAGATCTAAAAATATATTTCTGAGAGAGGTTGAAAACGATGGATGAGCTGATTAAAAAACTGCGCCGTATGATTGCCGAAAGTGAGGATAGTATTTATACCGATACTATCTTAGAAGAGTATATAAAATCCTATCCGGTTATAGATGTGGATGGTGAAGAGCCAACCTATTTAGATTACAGCACCCAGCCGCCAACCATAACCGATAATCCTGATTGGATCCCGACCTATGACCTGAATGCTGCAGCCGCCGAGATATGGGATCAAAAAGCGGCGGGCTTACAGAGCAAATATGATTTTTCAGCTGACGGTGGCAGTTACAGTGTAAAACAAGCGTTTGACAACGCGGTTAAAATGGCTGCCAAATATCGCGGCAGATCCTCGGCAAGCAGCCATAGAGTTTTCAAATCACCAAAGGAGGTGAATGATGCCATATCCTAATGAACACGCGGCGCGCGTTAGAAATCCCGGCGATTTTACACGCTTCCGCTCAAAAGAAATTGCCAACGGAATTCGTATCATATTAGGCAAGCTTAAGAATAAAAACGCCTGGGATACGCAGGCTTATAGATTTGATGTAGCAAAATTTACAGCCGCAGAAGCCAAGCAATGGTTGAAGGAACATGATGTTAAATATATCTCGTTTGAAGCAGCCGTTGAGAATAAGAAAATCAACGAAGGCATTCGAAAGGCAGCTGGAAAATAATGGAAGTCGATTTTATGCGCATCGCTCAGGATGAGCATATGTTCGACGAAGGCAAGCGCCTAAAATTATCGATAACGCAGGATACTTACGGGCAGCCAGTGAGGTCATACAGCGATGGGACGGCTACAAAGTGCGGCTTTGAAATGTTATCTGGAAGCGAGCGTGACAAAGAGAAAATGACCGTGGCGCAGTATGATGCTATTGTGCGCATCCCGATTGGCTACGAAATCGAGCCTGAGGATAAATTCAGAATTACCAAAATTAATGGCGAAAGCGTCTCCATTGATTTTGAGGTAGCCGCTCCGCTTCAGCGTGGCAGAACCTGCAACCGGATCCTGCTCAGGATGGTGAAGCCATGAGCGAAGCCGGGATAAAGATTATTAACATAAGCGAATTCTCAAAAGCGCTTGAATCGCTATCGGCAGATTTACGCGCCAGAGGATTGACCAAAGCGCTGGATGCCGGCGGTTATGTTCTGGAAGGGGCGATAAAGGTTGAGGTAGAAAATCAGCACCTTGTAGACACGGGCGCATTGAAGTCAAGCATAAAAAAGAGACCAGCTAAGGTATATGGCGATAGCGGCGAGGTTGAGGTAGGAACGAATATCGTTTACGCCGCCATTCACGAGTTCGGCGGGATTATAAAGCCAAGAACGAAAAAGGCATTGACATT